GTCTTGCCGCGAGTCCAGGTAGTGAAATGGACAACTCAAAGGTGAAGCAAAAACCGAATGAGAAAGCGCAAAAAGGCGGTGCCCCAAAAGAACCTCGGGGCCCCCAAAACAGAAAACAACAGCCTCTCCCTGAAGGTGTCAAGAAAATTGACAAACAGGGAAGGTTGTACCACGAGAAACCTCAGACCGTCAAGATCGATCGGAAAGAGGAGGCACCGAAAGGTCGCCCGAAGTTGATCGTGAAGGAGGCAACAGTCCCAAAACCAGTCGCACCACAGCCTGTGCAGAAAGAACTGGAGCCCGAGACTGTAGACAATTGGGAAGAAATTGAGACGGAAAAGGCTCAAGGACAAACAGACGCTTTACTAGAGAAAGCGGAAGAGAAGGTAGAGACTGCGGAGATCAAGGAAGTCCCTTTTGGGCACTACCAGGCTCTATACTTTCTTCCACGATCCGAGGAACAGGCGAAAAAATTTGTCACCGTCAAGGCTGTCGGCAACTTCACAGAGGACGAAGTGAAGCTACTAGAAGAAAGGTCCATACCTTACATGAAACATTCAAAATCGCAACCACGCCCGAGCTTCCTTCGCGAAGCACAGAGGCATTTGAATTTCATGAAAATGGTGGAAGACATTTTTGACAGTGGCAAACACGAAGATCCACGTAAGAAGAGGCCAGGTCCAGAAGAAGGAGACGATGTAGGGAAAAGAAGACCTATAGTGTTAGATGTTGGGGGCTGTGTTCGAGATGCTCTTTACTTTAATGCTTGGGGGTTTGACTACAAATCTGTTGGACCAATTTTAAGTGCGAAGGACTATGAGAAAAATCGTTCTCTCCAGAATTCCGGCTATACAGTTTTTCCAATCACTTTGGAAGAATTTCTGCGGAACAACAGGAACGAGGAATTTGACTTTGTCTTTTTCAATCACTCTCTGTATTACATTGATGCTGAAATAGTGGAGGAAGTTACTAAAAGATCGGCTTGGGGTAGAGCGTATGCAGTTCACTGGGACTTTAAGTTCTATAGCTACGTCGTCCCTGACCACTTAGAGTACTTCCATAACACTACACTCGACGAGATCACATGTCGTGTGGGAAAGCACAGTTTTGTACACAGCAGTTTGCGTTGGTTAGAGCGACACAGTACTGGATGCGCCGATGGCATTATCTGGAAAACAAAAAGCTATTTTGGAGAAATGTGCCTCACTCGCTTTGAGGCCGTAGCGGTTTGTGTACCAGAGAGTGCCTTGAGCAACAGGAAATTGGGTGGAGTGGTGGGTCTGCAGGACGGACAAATCACGACAGTCAAAGAAGTCGCTTCTCCTGTGTACGTTGAGGTGGTTGTCAAGAAGAAGAGTTCGAGTTTCCTTGCCCGCTGGGTGCTTGGGGCCGTTGCCCCGCTTGAGACTGAGACAATTTTGGTGGTACGCCAAATGGTCGATGAAGCCAAGAAAGCATTAGCAGGAGTATCAAGAGAACCAGAACAGCTGAGCATCGTGATCCGGCGAATGCACAGCCTGGCGAAGTCCTTCCACATTCCATCAGACCAAGTGGATGAATTTGTTCATCGTAGTGTCAGGGTGGCCTTTTACGAGATCGACGGAGTCGCAGAAACGTTTGAGACTGGTAAAGTCTTGAGACATGATTTGCGAGCCTTCAACGCTTCTTTGTCCTGGAATGAGGATAGAAAAGCAAATTCCATGATTTGGCTGAGAAGTCTAGTCACGAGAATTGGTGAGGAAATTCGTCGCGGAAATGGTGCTACTTTGGTCTGGGCAGGGGGTTTCGTTGCCACTGCGACTGCGCGCGCCTGTTGGACTGTTGCTACAGTTGCAGGTCAAAAGATTCTTCCGCATTTGGAGACCGTTTGTGCGAACGCTTCAAATGTTGTTGCTTGGGCATCAGACAAGAGGATTCCAGTGTTGAAAGGACGAGATCTAGACGTTCTTTTAGGGCTGGGAATTGCTGCTGTGGGAGCTGTGGCATGTGTTCAAGCAGTGATGTTTGGCGCTAAAACTTTTGTCAAGATGCGAAATTTTTGGACTCAAGCCCGGAAAGGCGTCCGCCGGGTCTGAGAGGTTTGTTGCCTTGGACGTCCTGTGGGAGGAGCGGCTGCTTTCCACATGACTACGTCTCCCAGCCGTACAATGGACCTCCTCCTCTTGGTTCTTTGTCTTACATTCTAGATGCGCCTGAAAGCAAGATGAGGGCTTCGCGAGTTGGGCTCGTGACACTTGATGGATACTATCCCCCGTATCCAAATCAATGCCATGAGAACATGACGCAGGCCTTTTACACGAGGATCCTGACAGGGACGGAGATCATAGCCGACCCGGAAGGGAAAGAGGACAGACAATACTTTATACGACGCGAGAAAGCCTGGAAAAGGGCCTTTCCCTTTGAGCCACCTGAGCCGCTCAAAGTTCCGTCTACTGAAGCATGGCTGGAGAGTATGTTGCGGAGTGAGGACAAAGAACGCGTTCGCACTTTTAGAGATGCTATTCGCGAGGTGGAAACCACAACATGGAATTCACTACGAGAGAAGCAAGACCCATTCACCAAAGGCAGGATCCCCGAGATGATCATAGATCCGTTCATCAAGGCAGAATCCTACCCTGGAAAAGGCGACTGGGTCAAAACACGCAATATTTCAGATGTCAACGAGACATATGCAGTCGCTCACGGCCCGGCTGCCAAGGGTCTCACCGAAAAACTCAAGAGTCTTTGGGACGGATCTGCTGGTGTTCTTTATACTAGTGGTTATGATCCTTCAGAGCTAGGTAGTCTGGTCAAATTCAATCATGAGAAGTTCGCAGGCGGACTGATCCTGGAGAATGATTATTCTAGCTTTGAGGCTACTGTCTCAACAGCTGCTCTGGCTCTAGAGTTTTACGTTTACAGAAAGTTCATGGGGCTTTCGAAGAAAGAAGAAAGGGTGTTCAGAAAACAATTCCATCAGCGGATTTTTTCTAAATATGGGCACAAAGCAAGCAGGAAGGGTGGCAGAGCCAGTGGAGTTGGAAATACTTCATGTGGCAATACCGTCATCAATGTTTGCTTGACGCTCATAGCCATGGAACACTGCCTTGACGAGAAGAAACCTTTGGGAGAACAGATCTTTCTCCTGGCCTTGGGAGACGACAGTTTGCTCTTCATGTCTCCCGAAGTCTCCAAAAAGTTTCGCCAACACCAATTTCTTTATGAAGTTTCGACGGCGGGTTTTAACGCAGGCGTTAAAATCCACCAAAGTCACGACTTGGAGATGGCAGAGTATTGTTCAGGGTGGTTTGGTTATGATGACAAGAACGATGTACACTGGTTCCCAAAAGCAGGTAGAGTTCTTACGAAAACTTTCTTCATACATCGGAAGCACAATGACTGGAAACCGATCTTAAAAGGCATGTGTGTGGGCCTAGAAAATGGCGCTCTAGATCCTGTGTTGGCAGCCGCCACATCCTCGCTGGTAGAGAGATGTGGCGATGTTGAGGCAGACATGAGAGAACAGGCTTACAAAACTGAGATGATCACTGGGAAAAAGAAGAGTGTTATCAGGGCTAGCAAATATTCACTGTACGTGAGGTACGGGCTGAGCTGTGCGCAAATCGATGCTTTAACGAGCTATGTGAAGGATGCGTGCACAACTCAATGGCCAGTACAACTCAACAGTAATGTTTGTCCCGCACTCTCGGTGTTACAACAAGTTGACGTCGACATGGACGTCACGCCTGGCAAGTCGAACGTTCGCTTTGATTTTGCCGGCGCAAATGTGACACATTTGCAGGGCTATTTCCACAGTCTTGCAGGCACCCAGTTCGATCAGACGCCCGAGGAATACAAGTACGAGGGCAAGAAACAAAGGGATGTCACCCCCATGGTCCACTATATTTTGCCTGGAGCAAATAAAGAAGACCGTGTGGCACACATCAAAAAGAACTACTATTCTGAATTGGAGGATAGTCTTTGGGGAGAGACTATGGACTGATTTAGTGGTTCAATGGCGGCTGGTAGTGCCCCCATGGTCATGGGCATTACTACCTGGCGAGGTTTTGTACGCAAAATTCCACTTCGATGTGGTCCGGGCGTTTCCGTACGTTCCGAAGGGCGCAAGGGTCTCACGAC